TTCGTTACATCAATTACTCTTATTGTACTTGCAGATGCATTTACATCAACCACATACGCAGTTGCACCATTAGCACCAACGTTTCCCTGAGTTATTGTAATATCTCCACTAAGTGCAGCCGTATTTGACGTATAAGTAAATGTTTTTGCTTGTGTTGCAGTGGTTGAGGTATATTTTGCAAATGATCCATTTTGATTTGGATCTGTCAATAATCCAATTTTTCTAAAATCATTTGTTGTTGTAAATGAACCAGATTCATCTTGAGTTAATTTTGAATTAACCATGATGAAGTATCCACCAAGTTCTGTTACTGGATCATATCCGTGACCACCTTTTGGTGGAATTATTGGTGTAACAACTGCACTCGCTCCTGCACCTGTCCCTTGTTGTAATACATTTAGAGATGCAGTTGTAAATCCACTACCCGAACTTACAACTGTTACTCCACCAACTGAGTTAGCAGCAGAACTGTTTGCAGTCAAAACAATTTCCTGACCTGAACCATCTCCAATAATTTGTGGAAAAGGCGCTACGTTTGCAGTTAGGGAACCTGAAAGTGTAACTCCCAAAGTGGAATCAAGAGTAAGAGTTGCTTGAGAAGTTCCTGAATTGTAAGATGTAGCTGTGACTTTTCTCACGTAAGAGGAACCAGAGTAAGTAAAGTATACTGAAGAATTATTGTACTTATTATCAGCAGTCAATGTAGGAGAGGAAAGAACTAATGTTGTACCAGTTCCAGATGCAATTGAAACGTTATTTTCAAAATGATAATTTGCCCCATCATTGGAAACTACAAATACATCTAGTGCTCCATCTACTGCGTTAAATTCAATTGTCGCTTGGTCTGAACCATCATTCTTTGTTCCAGAAGAACCAAGTCCTCCTGCGGTCCCTGTGTTTCCAAGCGCATTTGCATCTCTTATTTGTTTAACAGGAATATAACCAGATGTCACAAACTTCAAAGCATCAGATGCAGATACAGAATACATATATTTCCAAACATATCCGTCTGCAAGAGCAGCAGGAGCACCAGCAGCAGTTGAAACTGCGGTTGGTTCTGTGGTAGATGGTTGGGGAACTCCGGCTTCTGTTTTATTGTTAAACAAACATTTGTAAACATTGAAATTAGTATTCATCACATACATTGGATATAAAGTTCCAGTTCCAGTACTTATTGTCTGACCAGTACGAGTAGATATAAGATTTGACATTGTTTCTGTATGATCATACATTGAGTAATGTCTACTAGAAGTCCAATTGTGTCGTGTAACAACATGACTTACATCAGAGGAAGCGACTTTCTTGGCCGCAATCATGTCCTTCCAATGAGTGTAAGATGTGTTTGCCGTTGTATCCGAAGACGGATTTGCAGCGGTTGCAGGATTGGGTATGTTCGTATCACTAAAAGACCCAGACCACGAATTAGATTTGCCAATAAAAAGGTAAACCTGTGTGTTTAACAGATTCTTAGCATCTGTTACGGAAGTACCACCAAACAATTCCGTTTCATTGAACATTTCTTTGAATTGTTTAGAATTATGTATTCTAAAATTTTGTGTAACTAGTGCGGCCACTTTTTTCTCCTAAAGTTTATTCTGATATATTTATACGGAAACTCTTTGGTTAACTCTGTGTTTAAAATATCCAAATCCGTTATTATTTTCATGCGGTTGACCTATGTATTCAAAAGGGCGGTCAAAATGTACAACACCATTCCTTACAACAGAATCTTCCAATTCAATTCTGTTGCCATCTTCATATATTATATTATCATCTCCAACAATTGTCTCATCTTTCAAAAATGAATCTCTGACAATTTTTTGTTGTTGATCAGTTAATAAAATCTCATCAGATGTTTCACGATCAAGTACTCCCTCATCTGCTAGCAATTTGCCAAGATTAGATGATGTTCCACTATAACCACTCTCACTAGCATTTAAACTATCTTCTAATAACAGTTCATCATTATCTTCTAAGAGTATGTGACTCTCAATCGCTAGTCTGCGTTCTTCAAAAATAATAGCATCATTGCCACTCACGGATGTTAAGTCATTTGAATTAAAATGATATATGTAATTATCAATGACGTAATCTGTATACTCACCAATATATTCTTCATTGATTAAACTGATGGGCAATCCAGAAGACGCTGTGGTACTTGAACGATAGATTTTTCCGTTTGTCGTAATTGAAATATTGTCAGTTGAAAAATCGCTTCTTGAATTATCAATGGTCCCATAATTGGTTGTTGAAATAGGATCACTTAATGTGAAAACTGCTATATCTTCACTTCTTAAAACGTCATTTGTTTCCAACAACATATTATTATTGTCTTCTAATAATATGGCACTATTTTCAACATCAACATCAGAGACAGAAAATAATCTCTTGTTAATTCTATCAACATTCGTACCTGCAAATCCGTCTAAGAATATTTGATCATTCTCATGAAAATAATGTGGTTCTGATGTATGAATTGTAGTCCTTGATTCCTCTGCTAATATATTATCTCCATCTTCTTGTACTATCACATCACCATCCTCATAGAATAAAGATGATATTGAGTTCAAGGAAGTAATATCCTTGACTGATAATAACGAAAAGAATTCAGCTGGTGTTGATTCTGTTAGGATCGGTTGTAATTGTTCTATGATTGATGTGATAATCTCATCTTCAAAAAATTGTGCGTATTCAACTCTACCACCTTCTTCACTTCTTAAATTTCCACCATCTTCTAATTCAACAAATGTTTGACCAATCAAATTATCAACTAATATATTATATTCAACCTCTTTGACCAAAGATGTAGATACTTTGACTTTTGAATTGTTTAAAACTTCTGTAAGTAATTGTAATAGAAGATCACGATATTGTTGCAATCCATTTGAAAGAACAGAATTGATATTATTATTGCCTCTATCAAACAAAGCTGCATTGAGTACTGATGCAATTGCAACCTCACCGAAAAGTTTTAACCCAGCCGGATGTAATAATTTTAAAACATCTTGTTTCCAGACATTAATTGAATCTGCTGCTTGAATCACATAAGAAAAATCTTGATAGTAATCATTATCTTGTATTTTCTTCTGTGAACTTGGTTTTCCAGAATCATCATTAAATTTTCCATCTTTAGTTTTTACATCTGTCAAAAGTGCTGTCAGATCAGCACTAGACGAACCAGAAGAAAATGAATTTATTGTCGCTGTTACAGTTGGTGGGGATATGTATCCAAAACCCTCTTCAGAGATTGTACCTCCCTTTATATCTACAATACTTCCACCCAATGCTCCAATTGTCACACTTGCATTTCTTCCTCTAAAACCTGTTCCATCTGATTCGTATAAATTTTCATAATATCCGTTACTGACACTTACTGTAGGTGCAGTTTCGTAACCACTACCATGAGATGTGATGTTTATGGTAGCGATTTTTCCAAAAGTTTGAGTTTCAGATGTCATTGCAGATTGAAATTGATTTAAACGATTTGCACTATTCAACCCCGAACCATAAGTCGTAGCATTTACAGCTATATCTGAAGTTGGATTGGTAATAGTTCCATCATCTATAACGCAAGATGTTGATCCTGTGACGGCTATTCTATTTTTGTCAAATAAAAATAATGAATCTCCATTTGCAATTGCAGATAGTGTTCCATCCTCATTACTTCTATCGTAAAGATGTAATTCTGAATCTGTGATTGCAACTACTTCGGCAACTTTTGTTGCATCTCCAAATACTGCATTATTTGTAACCAGATTTCCAGCTTGAACAGCAATCGTGAAAGGTAATGCAGTTGATGCTCCACTAATATTCAAAGTTATGGTTTCAATCGTCAAATAAATTTGTGTTGTAATGACATCCAAATTGTACGCATCAGATATTGTTCTGACTTTTGCTTCGGCTGTTACGTCAACATTAGTTGCTGTATTGTCAAAAACAAAAGAATCGTTAACTTGAAATCCATTTCCAGCATTATCTACTGTCATCACTGTTACTTGATCTCTGGAAGTTCTTGCTATAGTTGCAACTGCACCGAATCCTTGCAATGTTGAATCATTAATGACTAGTGTTTCTCCATCATTATATCCTGCACCACCATCATTAATAGAGATATCAGTCATTTGACCAGTTACAGTTGCAGATAATACAGTTCCAGAAGCAGTGGTTGCCGTAATTGTTTCTCCAAGAGTAAAATCACCACTTCTATTTGTAAGAACAAGTTCAATGATTGAAATGGTTCCTAACTTACGAGTCGTAACATTAGAAACAAATGCTGTTACACTTGATGACGAACCTGTGATAGTTAGTCCGTTGAAATTAAAATATTCTGTATCAAATGCAATTTGTAAAACTGTATCTTGTGACCATATACCATCTGAAACTTTTAATAAGTCTGTTTTTGGAAGATAGAAGTCTAAGTTTTCTTGTCCGTATAACATACGAAAAAGAGTTCTGAAAGATTTTTCACTACCTTTAGACCTATAAAACTCTTTAATGTGTTTCGCAAAATCTTTTAAATCAATAACTGCATTTTTACGTATGTTTGCGTAGAGTTCTTTTTTAAAATATTCTAATACACCATCACTTGTTCTTGATAAGTCAATAAGTGAGGTAAATGTTTTGAGTGCATTGACAGGATTACGAAAAACTTTTGTGACACTTCCGTATGCGTTTGATGATGAACCTATGAATGTTTCGTCAGATGAAAAATCAATGTCATTAGTTGGTTCAATAAAAAGTTTGTTAAGACCAGAATTTGCACCTGTTCCTTTAACTTTACCTGTAGCGCCAGATGTTTGACCAGTAATGGTTTCACCTAATGTGAATGTATAGTCATCTTCATATCCAGTGACTATTCCATAGTCCATCACAATGGTTTCAAGAAATTCGTAGTAGTTTTTTACAAATTTCTCATAGAGGGGAAAATCTTCACCAATAAAAGAAGGAAGTTGTTCTGATACGTGTGAAACAGCTTTTGCAGTGACTCTTGCTGACATATTAGTAAACTGTAGATATTCCCGAAGAGGTAGATGTAGTGGTAGAAGATACTGTTCCAGTAGCACTTGTTGATGTTACTGTAGTGCCTGTTCCAGCATCATCTTGCATCACTATTGTAACATTTGTGTTTGCAACTTCAAACAATTGATTTCTTATTGGTATCATGTCATTTACGGAAGGTTCAATAGTGAACTCTAGTTTAGAACCAACAAACGAAGATGGTCTGAAAGAAGATAATGATATGTGACCATTTGAATAAGTTACTGTTCCTGCATTATTTGACAGTAAAATTTTCGTTGAACCATCCAAGTAGAAAATTCTCATTGTACCATTTACATCATCAAAAAATGCAGTGTTATAAGTTGTCCCTGCAGCATCCACAAATGTAAATGCACTTGAACTTACTGCACCTTCATAAGTTGTTGAGTCATGAAAAATTGGATTATTGAAACTTACTGTATAAGAATTGTTGGCAGTTGTTGAAGGAACAATTCCTTTCTTTGCAGTTATGGTTGTCAAGTTATTGATTATGGATGAATCGGTGTTATCAATTTTGGTTGACAATTGTGAATATCTAAAAATAGATCCAAATTTCAAAAGATTTTGCGTTTTGTAATCATGTATTGTTTTTACAACCTTCTCTGCGATTGCTCCAGACGTTAATGGAGTTAAACGAGAATCATACTTAACTGTTACTCTCAAAATCAAATCAATGATATCTGGGTCAACAACTTCTGGTGTAATTGCTAAAACGTTGTAATTTGAAACAGCTGATTTGATCAAAGATATCTGTGAAGTAGATAATGCTGTCGCACCAGCTGGTTTTGCAGAAATAAAAACTTTACCAAATGCTGGTGTGTCATTGTCTTGTCCACCCCAAACAGAAACACTATCAAGTCCAGAAACTTCTCTTTCCACAATTGACTTATAGTCGTCAGTTGTAACCGCACGATTCTGTGTTTCATATGTTTTTGGAGCATTAAATTTTATGCTTTCAACTGTCTCTCTTCCTAATCCACCAGCAGCTGCATTTGAAGTTGCGACTGAAACAGTTGAATATCCACCGACTGTTCCAGATGCAGAAAACGTATTTGCACCATTTACATCTTGACCTTCTGTCACAATTGCTGATAGTAAAACAATATTACCTGTTACTGGTTTTCTCCCCAGAACACCATCTCCAAATTCTACCTCAAACTGACCATCTGATTCTTCCGACAAGAAGTAAACATTTGATGTGGAGTTGACTGTAGTTATATCTGTTGCTTTTACGTAAACTGATGTGTTTGTATCTGCTTCTGATTGTTGAATGGTAACTGTTAATGTGTCTGTATCTGTGTTTGCATTCGGAAGTAGGAATTTTTGTTCTGTATTTGCTGTGTTTGCGGTATATCTAAATGTTACTGGTATTCCTTGTGTTAACTCCACACCAGATGCCACATAAGCACCATCGGAAGGTGTTATTGTATGTGAATCGGAAGTACAAAATACATATGATGTACCATTGATCGTTGAGGTAAATTGTGTGTTTTTATCAATGGTAATTGTTGCAGGAGAATCACCTGGCGTTACAGTTATTGCTACATTTGCTTTTGCACCTCTTGCTGATCTGGGTGTATATCCCAACATAGAAGCCTTTGCAACAACTGAATCTCGTAGTTGTGCAGACTCAAGAAACGCTTCACTTGCGAGCATATTCATGTAATATGCATTGTAATGAGTATTGTAAGACAGAACATCCAACATTACGGATATAGCAGAACCTTCAAAATCATGATCAGAAAATTCTGTTTGCGATTTAAAATAGTCTTTTAGATTATTTTTAATTGTATCAAAATCTAATTCTGTAATGTTAAGTTTGCTGATCTCTGCCATTATACTCGTTCAAAATAGGTTTCTAATTCTTGAGGTTCACTTTCAGATGACAAATTAAAAAGAACTTTTACAAGATAACGATTTTGCTCTTCTTGACCTTCAACCACTACACCTATGATTTGCGCTCTTGGTTCGTGTCTTCTTACTGCCTCTTCAACTGCAATTTTCATTCTTTGTTCTGTGATAGGATTCATTTGTTCAAACAATAATGCACGTATATTAGAACCAAATTCTGGTTGAAATACTCGTTCATTGAAATTGGTCTTGAGTATTCCAACGATTGCACGTTTGACAGCTGTTGCACCAGTAGATTTTCCAATATCTCCACTCATAGGGTTTGCAAACATTGAAAATGCAAGGTCTTTGTATGTTCTTGTAGATAAACTCATAGTAATATTATTTATCAGATGCTAACAAACTATTAAGAACCTTCATACTTGGTCCACCACCCATCATTAAGAAACCAACTGAAAAGTCAAGTGTATCCGGCGGTCTGTTTACAGCACTTTGCAATGCAGTTTTGATAAGGTCATTGCCACCAACTGTGGGTGGTATTACTAAAACGTAAATTCCTGCATCTGGTAAACCAATGGTGAACAGTTTTAAAATGTCTTGCAATGCTGCATTCAATTCATCAAGTTCTCTAATCTTGTCATCAAGAAATTTAATGATTTCGTCAAGAGCAGTTTTTGAATCTCCTGCAATATTTCTCAACGTGTCTGATAACGTATTGATTGCAGAAAAGAAGGTAGTAAACTGTCCGATCAAATCTTCAAGTTTTGCAGCTTTGAAATCTGGTGGAACTGATTTTGGTAATTTTGGCGCCTGAATTTTACCAACAATTGTTTTTCGTAATGCTTTACCATTGACAACCTTTTTTATACTCTCTGTTTGCAATACAGTCAAGAACGGATCATCTCCTTTTCTCTCAACTTTGGTTGCGGCTTCATCTGCAGGCGATGGAAGACTAAGACCAGAAATTTGAGCTGACTCAGTTGAAAGATCCTCAAAGAATCTATAACTATTAAAAGAACCTTCTTTTACTGACACGCCAGTATTTTGATCAATATACTCACGTTCTTCTTTTACATAATGTGCTTTTTGAATAGTTGCACCAGCTCCAATATTACGAAATGCGATTGCATCTTGTTCAGTCGCTCCTGTTATGATCAACTCTTGTTCTTGATAGATACCATCTATTGTTTTTGTATCAACGACTTTTGAAACATAACCTAATGCACGAAAACCAACATTTATTCTTGGTCCTACAATAAAATCATTTTCAGAAAATTGATCTTCATAATTTTGATCTTCATTTGCATTTTCAATCAACCCACCATCTTCATCTGTTCCTAGAACACCACTGACTTGAGTTACCTTTAAACGGACATTATTTTTTGATGGATCTTCCAATTGATTTAAAATAGCGGCAAACAAATTACCAATTTGTTGAAAACCTTTGGTGAATAATCCATTGTCGCCACCGAAAAAATCAATAAAAAGTTTTAATGCATTCTCAATTGATTTTGCATTGACAGTCATATCAGAATAACCAACTATAACCATGATCGCACCGACCTCTGCACTTGACGAAAAAGTTGGTCTTCTTTCATCTCCTGCATCATCCATGGCTGCAATTGTTGTTGCAATCACTTGAGATGGAGTAAACTTATGGACTCCAAAAAGAGCATCTTTTGATGCAAGTGCGTCATCATCCGCACCTTCTCTTCTTTTAGATTTTGCTACCGCCTTACCAACTTCAACAGAATAGAAAGATTGGTTTGCACCAGTTGTTGCATAATCCTCAATACCTAATTTTTCTTTTGTCCAAGAGAGAAATTCTGCGGTTTGACCAATCGCAGCCGCTGATGCATATGATGTTGCAATCGCAGGAGCAGACAATAGAAGTTTTATAGGGTTACCATCTGCATCTGTAGGAATAAGTGCTTTGCCATTGGGGGTAACCTCAAGAACAAAAAAACCAGTTCCACGAAAATCATTGACAAAATTATCAATCTCATCAGCAATTGCATTGAGAAGAAGTATCTTTGGATTGAGAACACCTAACAGAAAAGTTTGTGCTAGTTGTAATCCTGACTTTGCAAGTCCTATATTTGTATTGAGAAGTTGTGACGCTTTGGTTGCTGCAGATACAATCTTTTGTATCTCAGGATTTTGTCCTAGCGTGACTGATTCCCATTCGTAAGTAGCCACTCTTTTGTGTCCTCTAAGATTTCTTTTGTTTGATTATTATACTGAATCAATAATTCAATATATTTTTTAAGGTCTGGATTTGTTTCACCATCGCCCCATTTGTTCCATTTTACTTCATCATTGGTTGTACTCATAGTACTGTGCCCTTTTGGATTTAATTTGATCATAGAGTGCTTGAACATCGTCAATTGCTGTTTGTATTTTCTCAAGAAGTTTTATCTTTTTACCTGCCACGAAATTTGCGTGTGAATAGACTGTGTTTGCATATCCCTTACCTCCATTAAAATCATATCCTGCAAACCCACCATTTGCGGTATTATAACCCGACTCTTTTGATGGACCATTTACTGGCGAAGATCCACCATGAACTGCAACATCTTTACCATTCAAATATCCGATTCTATTTGAAATTTCAATTATTCTTCTTTTTATTACGACTCGATAACTCGTAAGTTCAGTTACAAAATTTGCATGATATGTGGTTCTATAATCATTAGGATGAGTGAGTGAATTATCTGATCCTGCATCATATGTAAAACTATGAGATGCTGTTCTACCATGTTCTGTATTATGATCCGTAATCAAAGCATCCATTGCAGTTTTCATGTCATTTGTTTCTTGTTCAAAACTTGAATCACTTTGTCCAGGCGCTGTTCCACTATTATATGTTCCGTCAGGGTGTTCTCCATTTGCATTGCACATAGGATCTTCAAACCCCTTTCCATAATCTGCATTTTCAAGATTTTTCAAAAGTTGATATAAAATCCCGAAGTTTGTCTCCATGTTTGCCACTGTATAATTTCCAGATGTTCCTCCTATTTGTGCTGTTTTTGCACTACTAATAAGATGTTGCATCCTATTAAAAAAACAAGGAAATTGATGATAAGAACCAAATGCTCCATCAAAAGAATAAGTATATGATCCGACTGTTCCACTTCTCGAAATTGCTCTTGTTCTTTTTTGTATTAAACCTGTGTTAGTAACAGAATCAAACCTAAATTCAAATACTCCACCAGCATTAAAGTTGGTTTCATTCGCTGCATTTTCTGAA